TGCTGCTGGATGGGAAAAGTTCATGAAGCAAGGCGGACTTGGTAAGCGTCCCCCGAACGACAAGAGACCAAAGAACTCTGGCAAGAAATCATAAGTAAGATGAATGCCAAGATTAACGAAAAAGCAAATACTCAAAGAAGTCGTTAAGTGCGGTAAGGACCCTTCCTACTTCCTCAAAAACTATGCCCGCATCTCTCACCCGATGCACGGGCTTATGTTATTTAAGACATATGATTATCAGGATGTCCTTCTAAACGACTTCAATGACTACCGATTCAATGTTATTAACAAGGGTCGCCAGCTAGGTATCTCAACGATTACGGCTGGCTACATTGTTTGGATGATGCTGTTTCATCGGGACAAAGCCATACTTGTTATGGCAACCAAGTTCGATACAGCAGGCAACTTGGTTCGCAAAGTCAAAAACATTATGAAGAACCTTCCTGACTGGATCAGGATTGCAAACATTACAACCGACAACCGCACGTCCTTTGAGTTGTCCAACGGCTCCACTATCAAGGCTGCCTCTACCTCCGGTGATGCCGGTCGTTCTGAAGCACTGTCGCTACTTGTTCTTGACGAGGCTGCGCACATTGAAGGTCTAGACGATCTTTGGACAGGTCTATACCCGACACTATCAACTGGTGGGCGTTGTATTGCGATCTCCACACCAAACGGTGTCGGTAACTGGTTCCACAAAACGTGTGTTGGTGCTGAGAGTAATGAAAATAATTTCAACCTTACAACGCTCATGTGGGATGTCCACCCCGACAGAGACGAAGAATGGTTTAAGAAAGAAACCAAGAACATGTCTAAGCGACAAATTGCTCAGGAGTTGGAGTGTAACTTCAATACTTCTGGCGAGACTGTCATAGACCCTTCAGGTATTGACTGGATGCTCTCGCTTGTAAAAGAACCAAAACACAGAACAGGCTTTGACCGAAACTTTTGGATTTGGGAAGAGCACGATCCAAGCTGTAACTATCTTATTTCAGCCGATGTTGCAAGAGGTGACGGAGCAGATAGCTCTACATTTCATATTCTAAAGCTGGAAACGATGGAGATTATCGGAGAGTACCAAGGCAAACCCACACCCGATCTATATGCCAACATGCTTAATCAAGTTGGGAGAGAGTTTGGCAACGCCATGATGGTAGTCGAAAATAACTCGATTGGTTATACGGTTATAGATAAGCTTATAGAGTATGGCTATCCAAACCTTTACTATTCTATCAAGTCTACGCACGAATATATTGATCAACACATGGGCGAGCATAAGAGTAATGCTATCGCTGGCTTCTCCACTACAACCAAGACCAGACCGCTCATTGTGGCCAAGTTAGAAGAGTTTATAAGAAACAAACTAATTAGGACATATTCTTCACGTTTGGCAAATGAATTTAGAACATTTATTTGGAATAACGGGAAGCCACAAGCAATGCGAGGATATAATGACGACTTGGTAATGGCTCTCGCCATATGCTGCTGGGTCAGAGACACAGCACTACAGACAAACGCGAGAGATTTAAATTACCAAAAGGCATTCGTTGACGCTATCATGACTTCTAGAACAACCTTGAATACCCAGATAAACGGACAAATTGGCTACACAGGAGAAGATCAAACTAGTAAAATGAACGAAGCAAGAAATTTATATTCCCAGTATATGTGGATAATTAAGTGAGAAACTAAATGGCACCCAAAAACCCAAAGCAAGGCAAGAACCCCGCAAACAGAGATTCGCAATTATTTCGGTCTCTTACTCGACTGTTCTCTGGTCCTATCATCAGCTATCGCTCCGAGTCTGGTAGAAAGATTCGCAGACAGCATCTTGATAAATATTCTAGCAGATTTAAGTCAGCATCAGGACAACAATTTAAAAAGCAGTCCTACAACCCACTAGACACAATTGCAGCAAACGCAATTGCAAATCAACGTCGGTCTGAACGCTACATTGACTTTGACCAGATGGAGTACATGCCAGAGTTAGCATCTGCTCTTGACATTTATGCAGACGAGATGACAACATTCTCTTCTCTTTCTCCGATGCTCAACATCAGATGCCGAAACGATGAAATCAAAGCTGTTCTGGATATCCTATATCACAATGTGATGAACATCGAACATAACCTCTTCGGCTGGTGCCGCACAATGTGCAAGTATGGCGACTTCATCTTGTATCTTGACATCGATGACGAGATAGGTGTTCAATCTACAATTGCGATACCGCTACAAGAAGTCGAAAGATTAGAAGGTCTTGACGCAACAAACCCTAACTACGTCCAGTACCAGTGGAACTCTGCTGGCATGACGTTTGAGAACTGGCAGGTCGCACACTTCCGCATTCTCGGTAACGACAAGTATTCTCCATACGGAACTTCTGTTCTTGAGCCAGCACGTCGTATCTGGCGTCAGCTTACCTTAATGGAAGACGCAATGATGGCCTATCGCATTGTTCGTTCATCCGAGCGCAAAGTCTTCAAGATTGATGTTGGTGCAATACCGCCACAAGAAGTTGAGCAATACATGCAGAAGATTGTCACCCAGTTAAAGCGTCACACAATTGTGGACAAAGACACTGGACGCATTGACCTCCGCTATAACCCACTCTCCATTGAAGAAGACTACTATATCCCTGTCCGTGCGGGTTCTGTAACTGACATTCAGAACCTAGGCGGCGGACAGAACACAACTGCGATTGACGACATCAAATATCTTCGCGATAAGCTGTTCTCAGCAATTAAGATCCCACAAGCATACTTGACCATGGGCGAAGGCGCACAAGAAGATAAGACCACTCTCGCCACCAAGGACATACGATTCGCACGTACTATTCAGCGTCTACAGCGCTCAGTCCTACATGAGCTAGAAAAAATCGGAATTATCCATCTTTACACTCTCGGCTACAGAGGTGAGGATCTACTAAACTTTAAGCTGTCCCTGAACAACCCAAGCAAGATTGCTGAGTTGCAAGAGCTTGAGCATTGGAAGACCAAGTTTGACATCGCAGCATCTGCAACTGAAGGTTACTTCTCACGTAGATGGGTTGCTGACAATATCTTTGCTATGTCTCATGAGGAGTTCCTACGTAACCAGCGCGAGATGTTCTACGATCGCAAGCACGACACTGCACTTGAAAGTGTTGCCGAAGCTGCCACCGCAGGCGGTGGTGAAGCAGGCGGTGGACTTGACCTCGGTGGCGGGGATGAGGGAGGAGGTGACCTTGACCTCGGTGGCGATGAAGGTGGAGGAGATCTTGGTGGAGACGAAGGTGGCGAAGAAGGCGGCGGCGAGGAAAGCGCCCTTCTAGCAGAACCTCCGGGCTCCCGCGATTCACCACGGCTCGCCAAGTCTC